AAGGAAGAAATCATCAAGAGGCTTCTCAATGGTGATTCGACCAGAGAGATCGAAACTTACCTTGTCGAGAAGTATACCAAGCCAACCGATAAGCGCTATCACATCTCATACATGACGCTCCAGAAGTTCCGATCCGAAGAGCTTAACATAAAGCGCGATGTGCTTAACGACATCAAGAACCGCCGGGCTAACGACGATCTGATAGCCTTCGACCATCAGATAAAGTCAGTAGTTCAGAATTCCACGGCATACCAGGATAAGCTCAACGAGATAGTCTCCAACGAGATGGATATGTCACGCCGGCTGCTTGAGATGGAAAAGCTCATCGCAGCAAGAATGGAGTTCTATTACAATCAGCTGGCATCCAAGACATTTGACAAAGACGGGGATGTTATATTTCTACAGTATCTTAATACGATGCGATCCGTAATGCAGGATTACAAGAAGTATATCGAGGGCTTTGCCGACAAGAAGATTGACCACAATATCAATATCTCGGTTGTCGATGATCAGCTCAAGATTATGAAGGAAGTCGTTATTGATGTCCTTCGCGATATGGATCCTAATCTTGTTCTGGTCTTCATGGAGAAGATCAATACCAAGATGGTTAGTCTAAAGCACGGAACCCCAGAATACGACAGATATTTACAGGTGATCGACGGTCAGGTAATCGACGGCTGATAGCCGCATTGCGTTTTGGATAAAGCGCAATTAGAATTAACTTTTTTGGGATGAGGGACCGTAAACTCCTCACTTAAAACAGTCCAATAGAAACCGATTCTATTTTCCTGTTTCAACCTTTGCTTCTTACTAATTGCTCGAAGCGGTAAAGCTAAATTCCGGGAAGCGTTTAAATCCGCATCAAGTTCAAAAGAACAAGACTTACATCTAAAATACTTTCCCTTTCTGTTAGCTTTTAAGACCCAGCCGCAGGCTGAACATCTTTGACTTGTATAGGTTGGACTTACTTTCTTTAACAGGACACCAGTCATAAGAAATAGATTATCCAACACTTCAAAGTATTCAGCGTAATTAAAATGTCCTAACTTCTTGGAGGTTCGGCGTCCTTTGCGCAAACCTTTGATGTCTTCTCTGTTAACCTGCTTGACGCCAGTTAGATCTATCTTGTTCGCCATCTCATGAAGGTAATGCCTTCGGTGCTTGACTGTTTGGCGGAAGTTCTTTGATCCTGGTTGCTGACGACATAGTTTGTCGCAAATCGAGTCTAAGGTATGATTGTGATTTCCGGTTTCATAAGCTTGATTATCTGATAGTGATAATGTCGTCTTAACTCCGATATCAAGTCCCAATGTCGAACCTTCAGCTCGTTGTTTCGGCAATTCTATTTCGAAACCAAACGTGATGTTCTTTTTCGATAGACTTATCGACTTTAGAACATGACCCTTGAAGTATAACTCGTTGAAATGTTTATGCTTTTTGAACGGAATGGAGAAATTCTTATCTCTTCCTAATGTTTTAATATTAACCCAACCGTCAAAGCTTGTCTCATTGTTGAGATTAATCATCGCAACATTTTCATTCAAATCGCATTGAACATTATCAAGTGTTGGCTTCGAAACTTGCTTGTTATCGAAGTGATGTTGAAGTCTCCTGGCTTTCTTCAATTCACCTTTTGACTTGAAATCGCTGATCTTCCAAAGGGTTTGTTTTTGCTTTTGACGCGTTCCGCGAACTATACCGGAAGCTTGCTTTCCAGCGCATTGCTTAAAGTTATAAGACAGGAAGGAATCGGCCTTATCAAGATAAGATTTATCAAGATATCCCGGAATATCGTCAACAGGCAGGATCCAAAGAAGATCAATGTAAATTGCCATTATCCTTTTATATTCGTCAATAATGCTAGAAACTTCGCCGCGTTTCGCTTTATTAGCAAACTTGATCGAAGCCATTGATGACTTTATAGTTGTTGGATTTTTCGGAATTAGGGATTTCTTCTTCATACTACTAATGTCAAAGAATTAGTAGAAAGTGTGAAAACCAAAAGTATAATGTAATTAATAATAGAAGGATAGGTACTACCTAATGGCTCAGCAGAATAGCGCATCTCTTACTCTTGACGATCTCAAGAATTTCACATACTTTGGCCGCTGGATTGAGCGCAATTTCGGCGATGACATTAAACTCGCCGATTTGGATCCAGATCACATCAAGCAAGCAATTGCCGGCATCATCCGGAGTCCGCAGTTCTCAGCTATGCCGAAAGAGGATAGGGCGCAATTCGAGCATGCTTTCAACACACTGATTCCGAGCCTTAACAGAATTAAGGATATGGTATCAAATGATTAAGATAGCACGATTCGCCGGTCACGACATTGATTCATTTGCGGCAGAGCTTCAAGATGATATCAATACCTTCTCGCTGAACAGGTCAGAGCTTAGCACATTCCTCAATCTCAAGAGAGCGGCAAACTCAATCGTGCCAAATCGAGCAGCAGAAATTATCAAGACGGCATGGTTAGATAAGGAGTCCGTCAAGCAGCTCAGAACAGAGAATGACTTCTGTCACCTCGTAGCATCGCTTGCTGTAGCTAATCGACCAATAAGAAAGACGGCATACCCGATGTCGGAGAATTACTTCTTTAAGAATCCATTCTTGGGCTATAACCTTCAATCTTGGGCAAGCTGCGTTCATAAGATCTACGAGACAGTATATAAGGATGGCACGGACTATTCTGACGCCGTTACCAAGTTTTCTAGTAATATTTCAGATGATGATGAGAGAGTTAATTTTTTAAACTGGTTGAGATACTACAACCACGGAGAGCATTTGAAGTATGATAACCAACCAGTCAAGATCGCTTCGCTGCGAAAAGACTCATCTTATGAGTTTGGTCTAAATGGCGGCAATTACAATGAGGGCTACACTATAGCCGACGACAGCGTATCAGACTTTGTTCTGAGCCACGACCGTCAGGTAAACGAAGCTAAAGAGTCTGGAGAGTCTAAGCTCAACTACAAGAACTGGAAGAAGAAGTTCAATACAGCTCTGCGCCGTGTCGATAAGATCCTCAAAGAATCTGAAGACTATATCGATCCTGATAAGTACGAAGAGATTGCTGGTGTTCTTAACAAGCTCGATGTTCAGGTTGGCAAGATTCGACTTCAGGTTTCGGCATCCGATATTAGCTTTCGTGCCGCTGGTCAGCTAACGAAGTTAGGCTTCAAAGACGGAGCTTCGGTGCTTTATAAATATGCCCAAGAAGCGGCGCCACCTTCTGCTGATGCGCCAGTTCCCGGCCCAGAGTCAGCGCCAGATGAAGCTGCACCACAAGAAGTTCCTGCCGTCGATCCCGGACTTGAGAAAGCAGAGGAAGATAGAAAAGCTGCAGAACGCGCCGATGCCACGAAGGGTAAAGAGGTCATGAAAGGCATTGAGCCTGTTCCCGGCAAAGATGATGACGAATACAAAGAGATAATGAGCGGCAATGTCTCAATCCAAGATGCCTCGCATAAGCTGGAGCAGATTGCCGGTACTCTGGCTGATCGTCGTATCATCCGTTATCTTGCCGAGTTTGATATCATGCTTGACAAGATCGGCATCGCATCAATGTTTCCGGAACTTGCCGAGGCCCAATCTAAGCTTATCGAGTCTTATTCTTATGCTCTAACCAGAGTAACAAAGATGCTTGGCATGTTGTCAAATAGCAAGGCAATGTCAGAAATAGCAGATGGTGGAACGGAAGTGACACCAGGAACTGAAGTGGAGCAGCCAGAGCAACTAGAGCAGCCGGAAGTTGCCGAACCAGAAGAACAGCCAGCAATTCCTCAGCAACCTGAAGTCGGCTAATAATGGTAGCTGAGAACCTCATCGCTAGCCAAGAAGTTCTCGAACTTCTTCTCCAGATCGCCGCAGAGTACGGAATTGATAAACCGTATGTTGTTGGCGGTAAGGTGAGAGACTTTGTCATGAAGCCTGGTGAACCATCTGATGATATAGATCTGACTACTCTATCTTCAGAATGCGTCAGGCTCGGGATCCTCCTAGCGGCCAAAACAAACCAGACATTCCGAATGTTCGAAGATCGCCATGTCAGAGTATTTCATGCTGGTAATAATCTCGACTTCTCACCTGGAGTTCTGTCCTGGTCGCATAACGGTGTTATCGATTGGCTTGAAGCCAATGCGCCAGATAAGCTAGACTTCGCAGAGTCATTCTCCAGAGACTTCACAATCAATACTATGCATCAGGATATCATAACCGGAGAGGTCTTTGACCCCACTGGCCTCGGCATGAAAGACGCAGAGTCAAAGATAATTAGGACAGCACTTCCACCAGAGATAGCGATCAAGAATGATCCGCGACGGATATTCCGAGCCATAAGATTAGCTGCGCAATTCGGCATGTCGATTGATGATAAGATCTCCGACTATGTCAAGGACAACTCCGAGATAATCCTCGATCCAAAGCTAACAACGCAGTATATGACGACCGAGGTTAACAAGGCATTCGAGTTTAATGCCGAGAACTCTATCGAGCATATCTTTGATATGGGATTATTCAAGATAATCCCACTAACCGGCAATTATTCCAAGTACCTTATCAAGAACAAGCTGCTCCAAAAGTACTTAGGCTAGCAACCTACTAATATCGCGGGAAAGATTATGATACGTGGCAAAGCAAAATCCTGTCCTTTCGGCCTTCCAATAACGGAGGGCTGTAAGTGTGTCGGGAACTCGATCTTTACCATGAAGCGTATAACTTCTGACTCTACCAAGGAAGATAAAGAGTATAATTACCAGGTATTCCTTACGATGGATGACGAGGATAAGGCGCCATGCCCTTTCGCCGATCTCATAATGGACAAGAAAGAAGCCGTCGATTGTAAGTGGGATCCGGAAACTCACCAGAAGATGTCAGGGAATGCTTTCGTATCGGGTAGCCCAATCTATCCAAATCTTTATATCGGAAACTCCAAGTCATACCAGAGCTATCCGATTGGCAATTACGGCGATGATAATATCAGAACAATATACTACGGCCTTGTTGGGCTGGTTGATTAAGGAGCAGAATGTCAAAGATTAAGAGCACCACGCAAAACGATATGATGAGCGGATTCACCGTCTTCGCCGAAGAAGAGTCGCTTCTTATGGGCCACGACGTAGCTGCTGATGGCTGGGAAGGCGTTGAAACCGTGGAAACCAGAGAGAAGATTCCCGGCTCCGAGTCCTATGTCGATGATGGTTCTACTGTCGCTGAAGTCAAAGAAGTAAAGCCACAGGCTCCGAAGACCTGGGAGAAGCATAAAGCAGTTAGTGACTTTATGCGATACCTCCGTGAGGTTTATCCCGCCAAGATTCCACGCCATGATGGTAACTCACTGTCTGGAGCCGAGGCCGCTGTTGTCTGGCTTGGCAATCTTCTGAAGGAGATCTCTCGGGCAATCAGAAAGGACACTGCTGGTGTTCTTGATACCGTTGCTATCGAGGAGATTCGCGTCAGGATCATGAAGGACATCATCCTTCTCAATGACCACATCAAGAAGCTCCACGAGAAGTTTAAGACAAACCTCGGCAAGAAGGCAGGACTTGACGACGGCCTCATGAAGTTTGCCGAGGAAATCGAGCTGCTTTATAACTCCGAAGAGTCAGCAAGTCTCAAGAAGACCGCGATGATTCCGCGGATCCAGCTTGTCGTTCAACCCTTCGAGCGGGCGATTGCCGGAATAATTGTAAACTCCGTGGTATCGGGCGGCAAGCCCCTTGAAGAAGTCTACGACTTCCTGAAGGACAAGTACAAGCTAACCGACCGCGAAGAGCTTGCTGTAATGCAGGTTGTTATGGACTACGGCTATCCGATCTTCAAGGATCGCGGAACCATCGGCGATTCGGCCGACAAGGATTCCGGAAAGAAGCACGGCATCGAATTCATCAAGAACTATTTCTCATAAGGAGTTGGCATGAAAGATCTAATCAAAGTAGCGCGGAAATTAGAGGGTTTGGGGTTGGCCAAAGAGGCTAGTGCTCTCGGTGCGATTATCAGGAAGATTGGTGGTGAAATCGATGAATTCGGTCAGACAGAACCTGATAACAAATCAATGGAAGAGTCGGCCGCAAGAAATAAAGAGCGTGTGATATCAGACCTCTCAATGGAGGTAAATGATGCTTTTAATGCGTTCGGCGCCATGCGACCATCAGATATTAGAGATCTATTGTTAGACGTTGTAAAGACTGAGCTTGATCATCTCGTCGAACATTATGCCGGTCCATCATATTCTCAATACTATGATAAGTCATAAAGTAACAGGACCAAATGTTCCCAATCAAACGAACCATCGAAGCCGAATCATATACAGTCACCGCTGACTGGCTGAAGGACTTTGCCAATAGCATCATAGCGAAGGCTTCGGTTCCTCCGTCGCCATTCCTAACGACATCGAGCACCGAGAAGTTCGCCACCATTGAAGACAAGATGGCTGATATGAAGGCTCGTGTTGGGTTCGATAATATCACCAAGCAGAATGGCGACAAGCCGGCAGCTGTTGTGAAATCGGCCAAAGCTGATCGCACCAAAATTGTCAAGAAGCAAAAGTGTGATTGCGGCAAAGGCAAGGATTGTACCTGCAATCTGATTTACAAGCCATCCAAAGAGCGGATGGATAAACTTCATAGTATCCTGAAATACATCACAGATATGATGGCAGCTGAGCCTCATTTACTTGAGCCAGAAATTCGCTCTCGCTGTATTGATAATCACGATCTAGGCTTTGAAGGTCTTAAGATTCGTCCAGATAAGCTATCCAGGTTTATCGAGAAGCGGAAAGGTCCGCAAACCGAGGCTGCCGTTGTTTATTTCGCGCCACATACAGAAGAAGATCATAATGTTGATATTGCCGACTATTATTCACATTCATCTCCAGCTCCGAGATAAAACCAGTAAGATAGCTCGATGAGCAAGCTAAAAGAAAAAGAGAACGAGAGCTTCGAGCAGATCAAGACATCATTCCTTGATTATGACCCAGCATTCTATATTGAGAATAACCTAACCATCGATGGCCTTGAATTTAAGATCATTGGCAATGGTTGGAAGTTCATGGTTGATATATATCGCTATGTCGGACTGCAGGCAACGCAAAGAACTGGCAAGCCAGTTGTTTTCAAGAAGGGAAGGCAGGTCGGCGCAACAATTATGGCTGGTGCGCTAGATCTGTACTTTACAAATAGTGGGCTATTTAATAAGCCGCCAATAAGAATCCTTCATGCATTTCCATCATTGGCCCAAGTCAAGAAGTTCTCTCAGGATAAGCTAGAGAATATGATTCGTACGGCAAAGAATGATGTGATAAACAAAGGCAAACTAGCGGGTGGAAGCGCCGTAGACAACCTTACTATGAAACAGTTCCACAGCGGTACATTATGGATTGATAGTATTGGTGAAGATGGCGATAGGACTCGCGGTATGACGATTGATGGACTATTGGTCGATGAATGTTTGCCGTATGATACGTATATCGAGACTTCAGCTAGCGGTACTAGAACCGGACCTAGTAAAATGAAAATAGGAGCCATATATAATAAATTCAAAAAAGGCATACCACTGCCAATGGTTATGACATTTAACGAAGAAAGTGGATTGTTCGAATACAAACAGATTGTTAATGCCTGGGAAAGGGGTGAAAAGGAAATATTAGAAATTCATTGCGGTAACAAGATAATAAAGTGTACTGGAAATCACAGATTTCTAACTACTATGGGATGGAAAAGAGCAGACGAAATGATTAGTGGAGATCTCATAAGGACAAGAGTCGGGACAAATACCTATATTAGAGAGCTAAACGACGATCAGCGTCAGCTTGTTTTGGGATCATTCTTGGGTGATGGGCACATTGATCATATCAAGAGTAGCGGCTATCGTTGCCGTATTATTCATGGAATAAAGCAGAAAGAGTATTGCCTAGCAAAGGCAAAGATATTTGATGTTGATACAAGGTTTATTGCAGAAAATGGATTCTCAAAAACAGAAGCCATCAGTCTTACGACTAAGATGTTTGGAATCGCTGATAAGTTTCCAAAAACAAAAGATACCTGTCCTCAATGGATCCTTGATGAGCTTGATCTTCGCGGAATAGCAATTTGGTATATGGATGATGGTTCAACGCAAATGTATCATGGGCAGCCACAGCGCGGGGCATTATCAACATGTTCATTTGATGAGGAATCTCAAAAGAGATTTGTAGCAAAATTTGCTTCACTCGGAATATCAGCAACGTATCGTTATCAGTTTAAAAAAGATAGAAATAAATCATACTATACAGTCTTCTTTGACAAAGAAAACGTAACAAAGCTACTGAAATTAATAGCGCCATATTCTGACGATTCCATGGCTTATAAGGTTCCAGCTATTGATGGTGTTGAAAAATATGCTTGGAACAATAAGTATAGGGAGAATGGTCTAACAGTAGTTTACGAAATAATTCGTACTGGAAAATCGGAAATCGTTTACGACATAGAAGTTGAAGATAATCACAACTTCATTATTGCGCCAGTCGGAAATTTCCGAAACTTCGGCGGAATTATAGCACATAACTGTCAAGACTGCTTTCAAAAGGCAATTGGAAACGTCACTAAAACACTAACTGCCGCAAAATATGGGGCGATTGGTGACGGCGTTCAGCTTTATTTTGGTACACCAAAAAGTAATGATAGTTATTTTGCTAGAATGTGGGATTCGTCAGACCAGAGGTATTATCATCTAGGTTGTAGTAATTGCGGCGAAACCTATCCATTCTATTTACCGAAGGATGATCGATGGAAAGAGATTTGGATCGGCGGCCATATCGTTCAGTGTCCACTTTGTAAACATAAGCAAACCAAGATTGAGGCAGTAGAACTTGGTAAGTGGGTTGCTAGTAAGCCGACAGAGGAATGTAGTTTTGTCGGATTTCACATCAATCAATTATATATCCCAGAGTTCACCAAGGAAAAGATCATCAGCCTGATGCCTGAGAATAATCCAATCCAAACTGAGAGGCTGTTCCAGAATGAGGTTCTTGGAGAGTTTTACTCTGGTGCTGGCCTTCCAATAACTAAGGAAGAGATTTACAGCCTTTGCCGTGATTCTGATAGATCTTTCTCTCGTGCAATTAATCCGAAAGAAAAGAATACCTATCTTGGCGCTGACTGGGGTGGCAAGGATGAGGGCAAAGAAGGTAATGTTGGGCAGTCCTATTCTTGTGTTGTAGTTCTATCGGCACAACCTGACGGAACGCTGCTCATAGAGCATGCTCATAAGCTGAAGAAGCAAGGCTCCGATTATCGAAAAGAAACGATCAATGAGATGTACAAGAGGTTCGGTGTCAAGCAGGGTGTTGCCGACTTCTTCTTCGGGCAATCTGAGGTTCGAGATCTAACAACTGTTTATGGTGGTAGATTCCTCGGCGCCCAAGGAAGCGGCTCTCTCGTTGCTCCATTGAAATTCAGAGAAGACGAACTAATCATCGGATATAACAAAGACATGATGATCCAGGAGGTCTTCGATATGTTCCGCGCCGGCAAGATCCGCTTCCCATGGAAAAGTTTTGAATATATCGAGTGGCTTATTGATCACTGTACTTCGATGGAGTCTTCAATCAAAACGGTTGGCGGACAACCAATGAAGACTTATTCAAAGGGAACTACTCCTAATGACGGGCTGATGGCTCTAATGTATGCCGTTATGGCCTATAAGTTCGATATAACCAATAAGTTTACCGTCAAGCCTGGTAATATGCAACATAAGATTACAAGGCCGGTGCCAATATTGGCCAAAGTTAGCAGGAGATTTTAATGTCTATAAACCGCAGAACAGACCGGCCAGCAACTCCGCAAGGAGAGATCTCGAAGTTCGCAGCATCTCAAGTATCCGAAATGCGCCGAGCCGAGATTACCAATGCCGTTAATAGTCGCGAAGCCAAGGCAAGCGATTCCAAGGCATCTGCCACCATCGCTCATAGCCCTAGCTTTAAGAAAACAGCATCCATTTCATCTCCTCAAGGTCCGCTAACTACTAGCACCAAGAATGACACGATGTCCCCTGAGGTATTCTCGCCGCTATTCTTGCTGGCCAACTTAAATCTACCAAGAGACAGAGTAACGATGAATGCTTGGAATCGCATTTATTACGATACCAATCCAATCGTCCGTAATGCGATCAATCTTCACTCCTCCTATCCAATATCCAAGATTAACATCGGATGTAAGAATAAGAAGGTTCAACAGTTCTTCATGGAGTGGGCAGAGAAGATTGATCTTTATTCTGTCGTCTATGGTGTTGCCATGGAATACTGGAAACTCGGCGAGGCATTCCCTTATTCAGAGCTGGACCAATCATCCGGCACATGGAAAAGAATCACTGTGCTGAACCCGGATTATGTTCATGTTAAGCGCTCTGTTATTGGCGACCAGACAATAATCTCTCTAAGACCTGACGCTACACTTCAGCGTCTGGTAGGTTCAACGGACCCGTCAGACCTTGCAATGAAATCCAGGTTGCCCCCACATATTTTGGATTACGTTCGGCGCAATCAGAATATCCCACTTGACAACTTCAACGTATCACATCTTAAGCTGCTTTCAGCGCCTTACGATATTCGCGGTACTTCAATCATCGTATCGGTTTATAAAGACCTGATGCTTCTCGACAAGATCAGAGAGTCAAAGTTCGCTCAGGCTGATGGCATGATTAATCCGCTTACCTTAGTTAAGGTTGGCGGAACAAACGAATATCGTGCAACACAATCAGATCTTGAAGCGTTTAGAACAGTTATGGAAGAAGCACAATACGATAAGGACTTCAAGCTTGTTACTGCTGGTGATGTGACGATAGAGCGTGTTGGTTTTTCTGGCTCAGTGCTGGAAGTAACTACAGACCTTGAGTTCATTATGAATAACCTTTATAATGGGCTCATGGCGCCAAAAGTCCTGTTCGAAGCTGAGGGAAGTTGCCATGATGAGGACGAGACAGAGATACTGTCAGCAGAGCAAGGTTGGATTAAGATCGGAGCATTAAAAGATGGTGAAAAGATCGCAACTTGCAACTTAGATACTGATACCTTGGAGTTTCACGCACCGACCAGCATATTTAGAAAAGAACATACCGGACTATTCTATAATATTAAGAATGTCGATATCGATGTTGCGGTCACTGATTATCATGAAATGCTTGCTGACGATTATCACTATGATCGTCGTGAGCCAAGCTTTAGAAAAATCAGAGCACTTGACCTGTTTGATATTGTAGACATTAATTCAGATAAAGAATGGTCGTGTCGTGATAAAAAGAACAAGAGGTTTAAGACATCAATAAGTAACTTCGCGGCAGAGCCAAATACTATCATGTCTGTCGTGATCCCAGAAATGCGACAGAAATTTGCCACCGGTGATAAGACAATCGACATAGACCTATTTCTTGAGTTTTCCGGATATTTTCTATCAGAGGGATCGTTGATGGTGAGGGGCTGTGATAGATATGCTGGTGATCCACGTGGAATATCAATCACTCAATTGCCCAAATCAAAAGGCTATATTCCAATG